AGAAGCACTAGAACAACCAGCAGAACCAAGATTAGTGTCATACGCACTTGATGGTTCTACTTGCACATTAAACATTGATGGTGAAGAAGTTTATTTTAATCGTGAACAACCAGCGCAAGAACCTGTAAGCGATGACGAGATTATGAATATATGGCTATTCTGTGAGGGTAAGGTTGCTGGATTAAATGAAACTGGGTTTGATTGTAAATTCCCTGTTATTTTTTCACGGGCATTATTGGAGTTTATAAATGCAAAACAATAACCAGCCTGTGGCTTGGATGTATAAGAAAGATGAAAAAACATTTTATTATGACTATAGAGATGCTTCTTTGGTATTGCAATATGGATACAAAGAAACACCACTCTACACCCACCCTCATCAATGGCAAGGATTAACGGATGATGAGATAGATAAGATTTATGCAGACACCGAACCTAATTCAAAGATGGATACTTATTATATGGTATTAAGTCGTGCTATTGAACAAGAATTAAGGAATAAAAATGCTAATAACACTTAAAGATTACATACTTTGCTACTCACCAGCTTACTTGCTAGGTGTTGCAACAGGATTGCTGTTAGCTGTAACGTTACGCACTACACCAAACAAGACTACTCGATGGCGTAAAAATCATGGATAAATATTTTAATCAAACTATTGACATATCCTGTGGATATGATAACTTAACGGTGGGCGAAGTCACGCCTATACAAAACGTAGGTCAAATCTAACCTATGGCATCAAAAGTAATTACTCAAGACACTATTAATGCAATCCAAGCCGATTGGAAAACAGGTGCTTTTGTTCAAAGAGATTTAGCTTATAAATATAAAGTAAGCGTAGGTGTTATTAATAAACACACTAAAGGCTTAGAGAAATCTAACGAGAATTTGGTGAACACAATTGTTCAATCAGAACAGGCACTTGGAAAACTTGATGAACATTCCGTGAACGCAGTCAAAGAAGTAGTCGATAAAAGAGTTCAAAGACTAAACTTCTTAGACAATGCAGCAATGAAAAATGTATCAGATGCAATGCAAGCAAAATGCGTTGACCAGCAAGATTTTAAACATAGGGCAGATACAATCCTAAAGGCTAGGGATGTAATCGAACCTAAAAATGCAATAGTTCAAGTTAATACTCAAGTAAATAATACTCCTTTAACTCCTGATAGATTTGAAGAGATAGCTCAAAGATTATTGAGAGAAGTATGAGAGAGCATACTCGTGAAGAAATCGAGTCTGCTGCTAAGTTAGCTAGAACAGACTTTTACTTTTATAGTCGCTGGATGTTTTTACAGCAGCGTGGGTATTATTGGTTACAGTCAGACCATCATAAAACTATATGCGATGCTTTAATGGAAGTTTATAGGGGCGAATGTAAACGTCTTATTATTAATATTCCACCTCGTTATTCAAAAACAGAATTAGCAATTAAAAACTTTATATCTTGGACTTTAGGTCATTGTCCTGATAGTGAATATATTTATACGAGTTATTCAGCAAGACTAGCAAGTAACTTTTCTTGGCAAACACGAGAAATTGTAGATAGCAATGAATATCGTGAGATATTTCCTAATACAATTTTGCAAAGTGACAGTAAAGCAAAAGATGAATGGCGCACTACTGCTAATGGATTAGTTTATTCAGTCGGTGCTGGTGGTTCAATTACTGGCTATGGTGCTGGTAAACATAGAGCAGGATTTGGCGGTGCAATTCTTATCGATGACCCTCATAAAGCAGATGAAGCTCGTTCAGATGTAATGCGTGAGAATGTTATTGATTGGTTTCAAAACACGCTAGAAAGTCGTAAGAATAGCCCCGATACTCCAATAATTCTTATTATGCAAAGATTGCATGAAGAAGATTTATCAGGCTGGCTTCTTAATGGCGGTAATGGCGAAAAATGGAAACATATCTGCTTACCTGCTATCAAAGAGGATGGAACAGCACTATGGGAAGCTAAACATACCATAGAAGATTTAAAACGAATGGAAGATGCTAGTCCATACGTATTTGCTGGTCAGTATATGCAAAGACCAGCACCAGCAGAAGGCGGTATATTTAAGCCCGACCAAATAACTATCATTGATGACTTACCTGCTGGCGAGATTAAATGGTGTAGAGGTTGGGATTTGGCTTCAACTGTTGATGGCGATTGGACTGCTGGCGCAAAGATTGGAAGATTGCCTGATGGGCGATTTATCATAGCTGACATGGTTCGGTTACGAGATGGTCCTGATAAACGAGATGCTGCCATTAAAAACACTGCTTCATTAGACGGACGCAGCGTAAAGATTTCAATACCACAAGACCCTGGTCAAGCTGGTAAAACACAAGTTATATACCTGACTAGAGAGTTAGCTGGATATAATGTGAAAAGCTCACCTGAAAGCGGTGACAAAATTACTAGAGCTGAACCTTTAGGCTCACAAGTAAATATCGGTAATGTTATGATGCTCAGGGGCGAATGGAACGCTTCACTCATTAATGAGATGCGAATGTTTCCTAACGGTTCTAATGATGACCAAATTGATGCGTTGTCAAGAGCATTTAGCGAAGTAATGGTACCAAGACGAAGTTTCTTTGGATAGAGGATTATTAATGTCAATTTTAGATTGGTTTAGAGGCGAGAAAGAAGAAGTCAAGAAGGCGGAAGATGCGCCTAAGGCTATCGCTCGCAAAAGTCTATTCGGCACTCATGCTGGGGACATTGAAAGCTCAAGCAACATTAAAGATTATGTAGCTAACAAATTTGCTGCATTAAAATCACAGCAACCAATATTTGACCCGTCAGTTACTGGCATGGCGATGGATGATAGCTCTAATGGCGTTCCATCATTCAAGATGTATACTGCTGGCAATAACTCTGTATCTGACGCTGTAGTCTATTGGTATTCATCTCAAGGCTTCATTGGCGCACAGCTTTGCGGTATCTTGGCTCAAAATTGGCTTGTCAACAAAGCCTGTGCAATGCCTGGCGATGATGCAATCCGTAAAGGTTACAACGTAGTATCTATTGACGGTGACGAACTAGACGAAGAAGCTGTAAAGATTATTAAATCTTATGACCGTTCAATGCGCCTCACATGGAACATGCGAGAGTTTATCCGCAAAGGTCGTATCTTTGGCGTTCGTGTTGCAATGTTCAAAGTTCAATCAACTGACCCTGAATACTATGAAAAGCCTTTTAATATTGATGGCGTCACTGCTAATAGTTATAAAGGGATTGTGCAAGTTGACCCGTATTGGTGCGCCCCTATGTTGGATGGAGCTGCTGCTAGTCAGCCTGATACTCTACATTTTTACGAGCCTACTTGGTGGATAATCAACGGTAAGAAAGTTCATCGTTCACACTTAATCATATTCCGTCATGCGGAACCTGTAGATGTATTGAAACCACAATACATTTATGGTGGCGTTCCATTGACTCAACAAATCATGGAACGTGTTTATGCTGCCGAACGTGTAGCTAACGAAGCTCCACAATTAGCCATGTCTAAACGTACAACCGTTTGGTTGACTGATATGGAAGCTGCAATGTCAAACACCGAGCAAGCTATTGGTCGTTTGAACTACTGGGCGCAAATGCGAGATAACTATGGTATCAAGCTAGGCGATAAAGAAGGTGACGAGTTCCAACAATTCGATACTTCTCTTGCTGACTTTGACCAATTGATTATGACTCAATACCAATTGGTTGCTGCCATCGCTGGCGTACCTGCTACTAAGTTAATCGGTACAACACCAAAAGGCTTTAACTCTACAGGCGAATACGAAGAAGCGTCATACCATGAATTGCTAGAGTCAATTCAAACGCATGACCTTACTCCATTGGCAGAGCGTCATCATCAATTAGTTATCAAGTCATTTGTAGAGCCACAGCTTAAGAGAAAGATGAATCTTGAAACTACATTGAACTGGCTACCACTTGATAGCCCAACAGCACAAGAATTGGCTCAAACTAATATTCTTAAAGCACAAGCTGGTGCAGCATTGATTGAAGTGGGTGCAATCTCAAGCGAAGAAGAACGTCAACGTGTAGCAACTGACAAGACCAGTGGCTACAACGAAATTGGCATTATGGAAGAAGAATCACTTGAAGGTGAAGAATTAGCCGAACGTGATTATCTAAAAGCTGAAGATACCGCACCAAAAGTAACAAGTCGTGCAAAAAAAATTATCCAAAAATAATATAATCGGTTCTGCTTTACGTCCTAATGTTGGGATTTCAACTGATTACGCAAAGCCTATTGTCAATGAACTAGGATTGATGTTTCGTGACGTTCAAAGAGAGTTGAAAAAGACTTTTAACGAGAATCATTACGGACAAGCAATGGATGCTTCATTGGCAAGTCAATCCCGTATCTTGCTCAATTGGTTATTAAGAAAATGGCAGCCTAGATTTGATGAGATTGCCAAGAGTGCGACTGAGCGTATGATTCAGCGTACTATAAAGAACTCAACGATTACATTGCGTAATTCGTTAAAAGAAGCATTACCTGATTTGAGCATAGATACTTCATTTTCTAATGAACAATTACAAGAGGTCATCAAGGCAAGCACATTAGAGGCTGCAAACTTGATTAAAATCATACCTTATAAGTTCTTGAATGAAGTGCAAAGTCAGGTAATGCGCTCCATTACAACAGGCAAAGGGATGGAAGATTTAGTTCCTTTCCTAACGAAGAAATATAAAGGCAACGTAAGACACGCAAGGCTTGTTGCTTTAGACCAAACACGCAAGGCTTTTCAATCTATTAACACGACAAGGTTAAAAGCCATTGGCGTTAAAAAGTTTATTTGGATTCATTCGGGCGGTGGTAAAGAGCCTCGTGAATTGCATATAAGAATGAGTGGGAACGAGTATTCTTTCGATAACCCGCCATTCATTGGAGTGATGTACGGAAGTGATGTTCATGGGCTTCCTGGTGACTTACCCAATTGTCGTTGTATCTGCAAGCCCGTTATTAACTTTGATTTAGAGGATTAAACATGAAAGATAAATTAAACGCTGTTGAATCAGCAAACGCTTCTATCAGCTCTTTAGCTGTTATGGGTGAGTCTTGCCAAGCTGAAGGTGTTTACACTTTCAAGTGCTTTGAATACGAAGGTGGTCCATTGCTATGGGAAGATACCGTACACAATGTAGTTGCAACCGTTGGTAAAAACTTAATGCTTCAAACAGCATTGACAGGTTCTGCTTATACCGTAGTTGGTCCATACATGGGTTTAATTTCATCTGTATCATACACAAC